AGCGCCGATTTACACACAAGGAAATTTTGAGATGACCAGACTGGACAAGTTAAAGGAACTCGAAAATCAACTGAGCAGGGCGCTGGCAGAAGCGGAAACGAAGGAACTCGCAGCGCTTGCCAGACAGTACCGCGAGACGTTGAAAGAGATCGAGGAGATAGAGGGAGCTGAGCAGAATGACGACGACATCTCGGAAATCTTATCAGAACGGGGTGCTGCTGGGAAGCCAGGAGCCGTGCGTTAGGATCGCTCCGGACTACGACGAGACAGACGGCCTCGATGCGGAGAGAATCCTGCGGAGCGGCGGACTCCTGCTTGATCCCTGGCAAAGTCTAATAATCTGCGACTGGATGGCTCTCGCTCCGACAGGGAAGTGGCTCTGCCGTACATGCGGCGGAAGCGTTCCGAGACAGAATGGGAAGACTGGGCTGACATCCGGAAGAGCCGAAGCAGGCATGCTGATGTACAACGAGCAGGTCATCTATACGGCACATTTGCAGAAAACAGCAACGGAGACATTCGAAGAGATGGCTTCGTTTTTTGATGCTCCGAAACTTAGGAAGTATCTGAAAGACATTAAAACGGCTCTCGGCAGGGAGCAGATCATATTGAAGTCAGGCGCGAGAGTAAAGTTTCTCGCCCGTACTCGTAACGGCGGAAGAGGCCAGCACGGGGACTTGCTGATCTTCGACGAGGCTCAGGAGCTGTCGGTAGAGGCGCAGGCTTCTTTTATTCCGGCAATATCTGCGAGTGCGAATCCGCAAGCGATTTACGTTGGAACTCCGCCGGATCCATCTTCGGATGGGACTGTGTTCCGTGGGATCAGAGACAAAGCAATCGACGGGAAGACGAAAAGCACAGCATGGTTTGAGTACTCAGTCGATGAAATCGGCGACGTAACGAACAGAGGCCGTTGGGCAGATACAAATCCGGCACTCGGTCGGAGGATTATGCAGACCACGATTGAGGGCGAACTGGAACAAATGCCAGCGGATACCTTTGCTCGTGAACGACTCGGCTGGTGGCCGGCAGTGACCACCCACGAACTCGACTACGCTATTGATCGCAAAGCGTGGGAGGCTTGCAGATCAGACGAGCTGAAGCCAGAGGGCAAAACGGCTTACGGCGTAAAATTCTCCGCTGACGGTTCGATGGTCGCTCTTTGCGGAGCGGTCATACCGGAGAGCGGCCCTGCGCGGGTGTCGCTGATTGAACAAAGGCCAACCGGCCACGGAATCGGATGGCTCGCGGATTGGCTTAATGAAAGATACAACAAGGCATGCTGCGTTGTGATTGATGGGCGCAACGGAGTAGATGTGCTTGTTGAGAGAATATCCGATACATGGAAAATGAAAGGCTCTATAGTACGGCCTTCCACAAAAGACATGATCGCTGCAACCGGAACGATAATCGATGCAATCGGGGAGGGTTCCCTGTCATGGTTCTCAAGGCAAGAGGCCTTAAACGACAGCGCGATTACTTCAGTAAAGAGATCACTCGGCGGCGGATGGGGCTTCGGTGGCGACAATTCGATACCGATCGAGGCTGCGTCCCTTGCTTTATGGGGTGCAAAGAACAGCAAGCGGAACCCTAATAAGAAGATGAGGATTGGGTAGATGATTATATCAATAGCACCTGAAAAGGTAATCGGACTCGGGGCGGATGAACGGGTCATGCTTCAGAAGCTCCTGACGGTCTATTCAAATGCAACAATCAAGAATGAACAGAAGGACAGATACTACGAAGGCAAGATCCCGCTCGGAGAGGTCAATCTCGGGATTGCACTTCCGCAGGGCATGCGCGGTCTCGAAATCGGATGCGCTTGGGGCGCGAAGACAGTCGATGTGCTCGCGGCCCGTTCAATGTTCGACGGATTCGTTGGTGAAAGCGGTGAAGAAATCAGCGAACTCGAGCAGATCGTCAGAGACAACGACCTGATTGCAGAATATCCGAAAGCGTGTCGAGACGAGCTGAAAATAGGTTGTTCCTTTGCAACGCTGTCAGCTGACGACAGAATCAAGTGCAGGATCAGGTTTCACTCGGCAAAGTCAGCCGCTGCAGTCTGGGACGGAGAAAAAGGTCGGATTGCTTATGGTTTTGCAGTGACAGACACGGCTCCGGGCGATGATCTTACCGTCTGGGTTCCGTCGATGATTAATCTCTACACAGACGATGCGATCTGGGTCCTGCGCCGGAGCGGTCAGCAGTGGTATGCGAAAGAGCATCGACACAGAATGGGTCGGCCACTGATGGTTCCGTTTATCTGGAATCCGACAAGTTCGAAACCTTTCGGGCAGTCCAGAATAAAAGAGCCAATCAGAAGGCTTATACAGGGCTATGTCAGAACGATCGCCAATGCGACGATCGGGCTTGAGTTCAGTACAGCCCCTCAGAAGTATCTGCTTGGTGTAACGGATGAACAGTACGATGCGGTCATAAGCAACAAATTCAAGCAGTACGTGGGGAATCTTCTCGCGGCAACAGTTAATCCGGAGACGGGAGAAAAGCCGTCTTACGGACAGCTTCCGCAAGGCAATATCTCGCCTCATGTTGAAATGCTGAGGATCCTTGCAACGCAGTTCAGCGCCGCAACAGGTTTGACAGTAACGGACACAGGAGTTGTCAACGATGCAAATCCTACCAGTTCCGATGCAATACTCGCACAGTCTCAGACGCTCGTATCGATGGCTGAACAGCTTAACGCTGGCAACGGGGATTCACTGAGGCTCGTCGGTATGATGGCATTAGCAATCGCGAACGACACAACGTTGGACGAACTGACCGAGACACAGCAGAACATCGTCGCACACTTCAAGAACCCTGCAATGCCATCTGTAGCGGTAACGGCAGACGCGGCGATCAAGATCGCTTCTGCTCGTCCTGAGTTTGCCGGAACTGATACATTCCTCGAAATGATTGGATTTGATCAGGCGGATATCAGGCGCATAAAGGCTCAGGAGCAGAGAGAGCGCGGACTTCAGGTACTCGGGGAGATAAGTGAGTAATGGCAAGGATATCGCAAAAAGCGTGGAACAACTACATCGGCATCCTCCGAAGACTGAGCGACCGCGCAACGGCAGAAATGCTCGCGGTAGTCACTGAGCAAAGCAATCTGTATAACAGCGGGGCGATAAGTATCGAAGAGTACGAGCAGAAATTAATTGATTTTGCGTATGCGCTCGCTACGAAGTACGGCGAAGGCGCTGGGGCTGCGGCCTGTGAGATGTACGATGCAATCGCAGAGCTTCAGGGCGCTAATGTGTTGCCAGCGGTTCCGGCTGAGACTGCAACGATTGGGGAGACAGCAAAAGCGGTCAAAGGTACGCTCAAGACCCGGAACCCTAAAATTGTCTCAGACTCGGTCGGTCGGCTTGTAAAGTTGGTCGGAGTTGACACGATGCAACAGAACGCGCTTCGAGACGGAGCAGAGTGGGCATGGATCCCGTCTGGAGACACTTGCGCGTTTTGTCTAACACTTGCATCGAGAGGTTGGCAGAAGGCCTCGGAGTCCGCTGTAAAGAATGGACACGCCGAACACGTACACGCTAATTGTGACTGCACCTACTGCGTGAGACTAAAGCCGGATATGGATGTTATGGGCTACGACCCGCAGAAATATCTCGATATGTATCTTAATGCAGACGGCAACACTCCGGCACAGCGTATAAACGCTATGAGGCGTGAGTTTTATGATCAGAACAAAGATGTTATAAACCGGCAAAAGCGGAGCGCATACGCCGAAAGAATCGAACGGAACAGTTCCGCCGCTGAAGAGTACAACGTTGATTGAAGAGTCGGGGACGGCTCTTTTTTCATACAAAAAATGTCAGGCATGACGTAAACAATGCAACCGAGCGAGATGCGACCTCGTAAAAAGCGTATCGGAGAAAGGACCAAGGATGAAACGCACAGACATCACGAGCCTCTTCCCGGAGGCAACAGATGAGCAGATCAATGCACTGATGAATATCAACGGAAATGATATCAACAATGCAAAGAAGGGAGTTGAAGAACTGCAGACTTCGCTCTCAGATGCTCAGGCAAAGCTGAAAACAGCTGAGGACAACAGTACCGCACTCCAGGAGGCAATCGACAGAGCAAACGGGCTCCAGTCGGAAATTGACTCAATGAAGGCGGCCGAAGCTATCCGTATCACAAGAGAAGAGGTCGCAAAATCGGTCGGCGTTCCGGCCCATCTGCTGACAGGGGACACTAAGGAAGACTGCGAGGCTCAGGCACAGAACATTCTCGAGTTTGCAAAGCCGAGCAAGTACCCACGCGTTCCGGACGGCGGGGAGCCTCTTGGCAACCCAAGCAAAGAAACACGCGACCAGTTCGCAGAATATTTTAATCAGATTCAGTAAAAAGGAGAAAAAACAATGGCAGGAGTACCAACCAACAGAACAAATATCAATCTTCCTGCAGAGGTAGCTGCTGAGATCCTTGCAAAGACTCAGGAAGCGTCTGCAGTAATGACTCTCGCAAGACAGGTTCAGCTCCCGGGCAGGGGCATTTCCATCCCAGTGATCACAAGCGATCCTGAAGCAGCTTGGGTAGGCGAGACCGCTGCAAAGGTAGTATCAAACCCAGGCCTCCAGACAAAGATCATGGAGGCTTATAAGCTGGCTGTAATTGTACCGTTCTCAAATGAGTTCAGAAGAGACGCAGCTGCTCTCTACGATGAGCTTGTTCGCAGACTTCCGCTTGCACTTGCTGCAAAGTTCGATGCAACAGTAATCGGCGCAGTACAGGCTCCTGGAAACAACTTCGACAGCTTCGCAGCAGCAACTGCTCAGGTTATCGGAACAAACACCTATGACGGACTCGTTGCAGCAGACACAGACATCGCTACACACGGCGGCATCCTGAACGGTTTCGCGCTGTCTCCACAGGGTAAGGGCGCACTGCTCGCAGCAAAGGACGGAAACGAGAGACCGCTCTTTATCAATAGCGTAGCTGAGGGAGCTATCCCAATGGTTCTCGGCGCACCTGTTGCAATCAACAAGGGCATGTACAACGCAACCGGAAAGGTTCTCGGCGTTGCCGGCGACTGGAGTCAGGCAATGTATGGAACAGTTGAGGGAGTAAAGATCGACTACTCCAGCGACGCAACTCTCACAAGCGGCGCTACAACAATCAACCTGTTCCAGCAGAACATGTTCGCAGTAAGAGCAGAGATCGAAGTCGGATTCCGCGCTGACGTAAGCTGCTTCAACAGACTGACCGAGGAATAACCCGAACGTGGTCAAAATGATCAATAGGCTCCTCGGCTCCGTGATGTGGGTCGCGGAAGAGAGAGTAGATGAGTATATATCGGCCGGTCACGAGCTGGCCGATACTACTCCGAAGGCCACTAAGGAAAAGCCGAAGAGCAAGGCAAAGAAGAAAACAAAGTGAGGTGGCTCAGATGGCATACGCAACAATAGAAGATGTGCGGTCGAGAATGACACGGGCACTGTCTGAAGACGAGCAGGCCGTCTGTGACGCTTTGCTTGCCGATGCTGCAGCCATTATTGACGCATATAACGAAGATGCATGTCTCCAGAATAAAATGATCGTTTCCTGCCGCATGGTAATAAGAGCGATCGGAGACAGTAACAGCGCCGGTGTACCAATGGGCGCTACTCAGGGCTCGATGTCCGCTCTTGGATATTCGCAAAGCTGGACGATCGGAGCATCCGGCTCGGTCGGTGAGCTTTACCTGAGCAAACTCGAAAAGAAACTGCTTGGGTCAGGCGACAAAATCGGAAGTTACAGCCCAACGGAGGGCCTTGTCGGGGGTGGTTGCTCATGGTAGGCATTACGGTAACACTCCACGAGCAGGTCGCGAGTAGTCGGGATCCTCTCAACCATCCGATCTACACCACAATCGAGACCCCAGTGGATAATGTGCTCGTTGCGCCAATCGGTGATACTGAGATCCTTGAGATCTACAATCTCACCGGAAGGCGGGCCGAGTATCAACTTGGCATTCCGAAGGGTGATACACACGAGTGGAAGTCCGGCGGGAAGGTTTCGTTCTTCGGCAAAGATTGGCGAATCATCGGAGCCCCAACAGAGGGCATCGATGCGTTGATCCCTTTGAGCTGGAACAAGAAAGTCAGAGTCGAAAGATATGAGCAAGGTTGATTTTAAGTTGAATAGTAAAGGTGTCAGAGAGCTCCTGAGATCATCGGGAGCGATGGGCATCTGTGAAGAATACGCTGGGGGAGTCTTGGCAAGGGCAGGCGAAGGCTTCGAAGTAACGACAATGGTCGGGAAAAATCGAGCGAACGCATCAGTCAGCGCCGTGACATACGAGGCCCGCAAGCGTAACTATGACGAAAACATCCTGCTCAAGTCGCTAAAGTGAGGAGGCGGACATGATCATCAAAACTTTGCTCGACTTCCTTATGGACGACCTCGATATTGATGTATATGTCGAGCAGCCCGAGTCTTTGACGAATTACATTCTGCTCGATCAGACGGGGAGCGAGACGACGAACCACATCACAACAACGACGATTGCCGTTCAGTCTTATGCGCCGTCGCTTTACGAAGCAATGCTCCTCAATGAGCGGGTAAAGGGCGCAATGGAGCGGTTTGTCACATTGAGAGAGGTCACAAAGGTCGAGCTCGAAACAGATTACAATTTCACAGACACGACCACAAAGCAATACCGCTGGCAGGCCGTGTATTTTATTACACATTATTAGGAGGCTATAAATGGCACAGACAGTAGGAAACGTTAGCGCCGGCAAGCCGGCGATAGGCGGAGCTATCTGGAGAGCGCCGAAGGGCACAGCAGCACCGACCGACGCAGTGAGCCAGCTTGACGCGGCTTTCAAGGCTCTCGGATACTGCAGCGAAGACGGTCTGACGAACTCCAACAGCCCATCTACCACAGACATAAAGGCTTGGGGTGGCGATACCGTTCTCAACATCCAGGAGGAGAAGAGCGATACATTCGGCTTTACACTTCTCGAGGTTCTTAACGAGGACGTGCTCAAAGCGATCTATGGATCCGCTAATGTAACGGGAACACTCGCAACGGGGCTGGTAGTCAAGGCAAACGCAAAGGAAGCCGAAGAGGGCGTATGGGTCATCGATATGGTGATGAACAGCAACACAGTAAAGAGAGTCGTTATCCCAAGCGGCAAGCTCTCTGAACTGGGCGACATCACTTACACAGACTCCGAGGCGGTCGGCTACGAGGCAACGATCACAGCGCTTCCGGATTCGGAAGGCAATACTCATTACGAGTACATTAAGCAGGCATAACAATGACCTGTGAGGGAGGGTGAATATGAAGGCAAAGCTAAAGGACGGATTTGAGGTCGAACTCAACGAGAGCTGCAGCAACGACTGGCATTATCTGACGATACTCCGCAAGATCGACAAAGGTGACACAGGCCTGATAGTGGATGCTGCCGAAACACTTCTCGGTGGCGAGGAACAGGTCGAAAAACTTGCGAAGCATCTTGAAGTGGATGGAATCACTCCGCTCGATAAGATGGTCGAAGCAATCACGGAGCTCATGGACTCCGTCAATAAACTAAAAAACTCAGAACCCTCGCCAGAATGATAGAACTCGATGAGGACGCACTGATCTGCGACCTTGCCGAGACGTATAACATTTACGATTACAGGTCGCTTCCGGTCGAACTGGTGGCGACCCTGTCTTCTGGTTTGAGGGATGATTCACGAATTAAACTTCGAGCTGTCCGGTCTTCGGTCAGCAGGGAAACTATAATGCTCGCAGCCGTTGCGGACAACCTTAGTCTGCTCCGGGCCGGATTCAGCAAGGACGGTAAACGGCCGTACCTGTTCAGTGAGGCGCTTGCGGGCGAGAGAGAAAAGCCAGTCGTTGGCTTCAAGACTCCCGAAGAGTTTGAGGCAAAGCTGGCGGAAATTAAAAGAGGATAACAACAATGGGCACAACATTAGGTACTGCATATGTCCAGATCGTGCCGTCTGCCCAGGGTATTAAAGGATCCATCACGAACGTGCTGAGCGGTGAAGGTGAAGCGGCCGGAACTGCGGTCGGCGGGAAGATAGGGGCTTTTGTAAAGAAAGCCATAGCAACAGCCGCGATTGGTACAGCGGTCGTCTCGACAATCAAAGCAAGCATGAACGAAGCGGCGAAGCTCCAGCAGTCTTACTTTGGTGGCCTCGATACACTTTACGGCGAAGCAGCAGACGCTGCAAGGCAACACGCACGGGAGGCGGCTTCGTATGGTCTTTCAATGAATGACTATTCGGAACAGGCCGTATCGTTTGGAGCCGCACTGAAAGGCGCATACGACGGTGATGTTGTAAAGGCGGCGGAGGCTGCTGACAAAGCGATTCAGGACATGGCCGACAACCATGCAAAGATGGGCACGGACATCGAATCGATTCAGATGGCGTATCAGGGCTTTGCAAAGCAGAACTACACTATGCTCGATAACCTCAAGCTCGGCTATGGTGGTACGAAGTCCGAAATGGAGCGACTGCTTGCAGACGCGAAGGAGTTGACCGGCGTTGACTACAACATCGACAACCTCGGTGATGTCTATGACGCTATTCACGTTATACAGGACAATCTCGGTTTGACCGGAGTTGCTGCGGCAGAAGCGTCACAGACGTTTAGCGGTTCGTTCGATGCAATGAAGGCGGCAGCCCAGAACTTCCTCGGAAGTCTTGCGCTTGGTGAAAATGTAAGCGGGTCTCTATCGGCGCTGATGTCTGCGGCGAGTACGTTCTTCTTTGGGAACTTCCTGCCGATGCTCGGAACGCTCGTCAGATCGATTCCACCGGCAATAGCTACGTTCTTGCAGGAGGGCATTCCGCTCCTGTTCTCGAATGTGTCGGCAATGCTGACATCGCTCGGATCGTATGTATCGGGCCTTGCAAACGGGATCACAGCCGAGAAGGTCGCAACGTGGGCAAGCACGACACTTCCGCAGATCATACAGACAGGTGCACAGCTGATCGCACAGTTTGCCGGAACGCTTCTCCAGAACCTTCCGCTCATAGTCTCCGCGATCCGTCAGATTGCGCTCAATATCGTTACGGGTCTCGGCCGTGCGATATGGGGCAAAATCACACAGGCGGCGAACGGGATCCGTGACAGGTTCATGGCTCCGATCAATGCTCTGGTTGGTCGTGTTCAGACAACTGCAAACAATATTAAGAACAGGCTCGTCGCTCCGATTGAGTCTGCAAAGCAAAAAATCTCGAGCGTTGTTGAGAGTATAAAGAACTTCTTCCCGTTGAACATCGGAAGAATCTTCAGTAATCTTCAGCTACCGCACATCAGCGTATCAGGCGGATCCGCTCCGTTCGGGATAGGGGGTAAAGGATCGCTTCCGCACTTCAGCGTTGATTGGTATGCAAAGGGCGGTATCGTTACGGGTCCGACAGTCTTCAGTGGCATCGGTATGGGCGAAGCCGGTCACGAGGCTATACTTCCACTCGATCCGTTCTGGGACAGGATGGATCGCATAGCCGAATCGATGCGGGACGGCGATATTACAATTAACGTTTACGCGGCTCCTGGCATGGATGTTAAGGCGCTCGCGAAAGAGGTCAAGAACGAACTGATCAGCACAGAAAACAGAAGGAGGCTCGCATGGCAGTAATGCAGCAGAGTATCACATTCGGCGGAGTAAATTCCGCCGATTTTGATTTATATATCGGTGGCGAGGGAACTTTCAACGCTCCGAAGAGGTCGGTCGAGATCGTGGACGTTCCGGGAAGGAATGGAGCGATCGTCATTGACAAAGGCCATTTCGAGAACATCGAAGTCACCTACACCGTTATCAACCAAGAGGACAATCTCGCGACATTTTCACAGAAGCTCTCTGATTTTCGTAACGCTCTGTGCGCTCAGCGCGGTTACCAGAGACTGTCGGATACATTCCATCCGGACGAGTTCAGATTGGCTCTGTTTGTGGATGATTTCGAGGTAAAGCCTATCGAGTACGCAAACGCATCGGAGTTCCAGATAACGTTCAACTGCAAGCCGCAGAGGTATCTCGTATCTGGTGAGACTCCTGTTGTAGTTGCGAACGGCGATACACTGACAAATCCGACGCTGTTTGATGCTGAGCCGTTGCTGGCGATAAAGGGAAGCGGCCTCGTAAAGTTCAACGGATACGAGATCAATCTGATCAATCCATACAGAGGCGAGACCGTAATCGCTGAACCGATGATGGAACAGTATGGCCCGTTGCCGTATGAAGTCGTAACAGTTGCAGCAGATCTAAAGGACGTGGCTAACGTGGGCGACACCATCACAGTCAAGCCCGTGACGATAATGTGGGATATCCTTCTCCCGCACTACCTCCCGTACACAGATGACGAGAGTATCGGAACAATCACGATTCAAGAGACGTCGACAAAAACGACAATCATGGGCCGTGATCCGAATCCTGAAGGCGTCGCATATGTCGTCCACATGCGGACAGTTATAGACGAATTTGAGATCACGAGTTGGCCGACGGGCACTGACGCTGAGCAGACTTTCGAAGTAGGCCTGACGATTAACTACAGGCACGGCGGAGCATACACAGTAACGGGATCCGTTTATTTCCCGATAAGCTACACCTATGACGAGACCGCCGGGGAAATGACATTCACCTTTGAAAGAATCAAAGACAGTGACGAAAATGTGCAGTACATCGACCCAATGTACACAAGGCCGATAAGCCTGTCGACTCAAGGCATGAGCGTAGACTCGACCGTCTATTTACTCGGAGATCCTACATACCTCGACTGCGAGCTTGGAGAGGCTTACAAAATCGAGAGCGGAGAAGTCGTATCACTGAATCAGCATATTGACATGGGCTCGAGATTACCAAAACTCGTTCCGGGCGATACGGAGTTCGAGGTTACAGGAAATATCACAGAAGTTAAAGTGACTCCGAGGTGGTGGAAGCTATGATACCAATTCTTTACGAATCATATGAAACAGACTTCGAGACGAACGGCCTCGGACGACTTCGTGACTGTATATCCTGCATCGTTACGGAAGAGCGTAACGGGATATATGAGTGCGACTTCGAGTACCCCGTCTCAGGAGCGTACTTCAACAGGATTCAGCTCGGCATGATCATCGTAGTGAGGCATGACGATACCGAGGATGTCCAGCCATTTGATATTGTCAGTTATTCGAAGCCGATAGACGGCGTAGTTTCATTTCATGCTGTCCATATCAGCTACAGGCTCTCTGCGATGGTTGCAGCTGGCAAAGATGTGAACACCATAGCGACAGCTTTTGACCGCTTTGCAACGGCAACGCCGAATATGCCGTTCAGCTTCGTTACTGACAAAGTCTCGAGCGGTTACGTTGCGGCGTTTGACGGAGCACCGAAGACAGTACGCTCTCTGCTCGGTGGTGTCGAGGGTTCTTTGCTCGATACATACGGCGGCGAGTACGAGTGGGACAAATGGACTGTGAAGTACTGGGCTGAGAGAGGCGTTGAGCGTGAGCTTGTTATCCGTTACGGGGTCAATATGGTCGATTATACTGAAGAACTCAGCTATAGCGACTCTTATGCCGGAGTTGTCCCGTTCTGGTCCGGAACTGAGGGCAACGGAGCACAATCCATTGTAACGGGGTCGCTCATTGATTCTGGCGAACGCATATATGGGAACAGACTTGCCGTTGCTCCTCTCGATTTGTCCGATAAGTTCGAAACCAAGCCAACGAAAGCGCAGGTCGAGGCGTTGGCAAAGCAATGGATTAGTTCAAACAAGCCGTACCTACCGCAGCAGTCAATCACGGTCGATTTTGTAAGAATCGCGGACTCGCCAGAGTATTCGCAATTTGCCGACCTCGAAAAGTGCAGACTTTGCGACAGAGTGCGTGTGGCGTTCCCTGATTACGGCACTGAAGGGTGGTTCAAAATCGTTCGGGCAACGTATGACACACTGCAGGAACGCTTTATCGAGATGGAACTCGGAACGCTGCAGACAACACTTGCACAGGCGCTCGGGCTTTCTTCGCAGCAGGGCGGAGGTAGTTCAGCACCGGCAGCCGTCGACCAGCAGGACGTGATTAAGGAAGAGGGAAAGATCAGCGACTGGTATTATCGGAAATGGGCGAGCGGAAGAGTCGAAGCGTGGCGGACGTATAGCTTCGCATCCGCAGCATGGGCAACGTGGTCCGCCCCGATCCGGTACATGGATAAGACTATTAATATCCCGGCCGGACTATTTAGTGCCGCTCCGAACATGATCGCAACGTCACGGTCCAATCAATATTGGGTAGTCGATGCATTTGCGTCAACAGCGGTCAATGGGTCGGTGAGGCTT